GAAGGCCAGCAATCAGTAGAGCAATAGATCCCAATACTGAGGCAACTAAGGTTGCAAGCTCGGGTGCTGGCATTACTTGATTCTGCCGTAGCGCTCGTAATTAGGGTTTAGCCAATTGATGATGCTAGGCAAGACTGATACGAGAGCTGCATTGGCAATTGCATCGACATCTAAACCGACTGCTAAATAAGTCGCTAGTGCCGTTGCTAGGAATGTCTTGGCCCAGCTTTCTGCCATCTTCTTTAAGTCGCTCATTAGCTTCTCCTTCGAGGTTGAAATAACTGCCATCTTTGTCTCCCAAAGTTGTAAATGAAATATGAAAATGCGATCGGTGAGGGTTAGCGCCTTTATAAGTTCTGCGTTTCCATCCCAGTATCGGACTCATAATTTTTCCATCAAAAATAATGTAAGCAATTCGCTTATCGCCTTTCTTGGCTAATTTGCGAATCTTCTCAACTAGCGCGTAAGCCTCTTCTTTGTGAGCTGATAAGTCAGCATCAATATCTAAAGCTCTAACAATTCCTGATTTAGCGTCTGGTATATGGTCAGAAGTGCCCTTTGCAAGATGCCTAGCGTCAGCAATCCAGCCATCAGACTTCCTATCGCGATCAGGATAATCGTCATCGATTTGCTCCCGAAGTTGAATTCCTGCTGCGCATAGTTTAGGCATATTAATTATTTAGCACAATCCCTCAAGATTATGCTGAGGGCTTGCCTAGCGTAAGCCCTTCAGGGATTGGCTCCGAATAATCCCACTTGGCTATGTATTGAATCCCATCGCCATCATCTTGTAATCTAATTTTGCCATTATCAACAAAATCTTTATCGGTTAATTCTGGATAAGCATTTGTTAAAATTGTAAATAAATCCATTTTATGCTCCTAAAAATGATGCTTGAAAAACAGTTCCAGTCTGGCAATTTAATGCACCACCACTGTTTTGATAAACTCTCATCTCAAAATAATCGCTTACAGCCGCATTTGCTACGAAAGAAAATGGCATAAAGAAATCTAAACCTGCTTGTGGATTTGGGCCTCTTGTTACTGTTCCCAATGCTGTTCCATTTTTTAATAATTCCATTGTGCGTATTCCTGTTGCATTATCAGCAAAATGCAACACACCAGTAAAAGCATAATAACCTGCTTTACCTGACGGAATAGTAATTCTTGAAGTGTTGGTAGATGTGCTATGAAATCCATCGGTGTCGTAACTTTCTGTTGGAAATGTTACTATTGTGTCTGTAGCATTATTAATGCTTTGGGCTGCATTTTTAGTTGCTGAAACACCAACAAATGTAGAACCACCAGCAGGAGCAGCAGCCCACTTCAATCCTGTGGCTGTAGAACTATCAACCTGCAATGTGTGTCCATCTGTGCCGCCAACTGCAAGCCTACTAAAAGTATCTGCACCAGTTCCAACTACTAAATCACCTTTAGCGTCATAAGCGGTTGCAACTGTGTTAGTTACTACTGGGATTGGGCCAGTTCCTGAAGCTACGGAAATACCAGTTCCAGCTTGGACTTCAGTTATATCGCCTTGATCATTGGCTATCCAAGTATAATCTAAATCAGTATTAGAAGCTTTGCTTAAAATTTGTCCTGTAGTGCCACCCTTAAGATCGACAAATGAAGTATCTATAGAATTGCCAAGGGTTCTAATGGCAGCTGCGCCATCCTTAACTAAATCTGTATCATCTGGCGTTTCCCAGTTGAAATTGGTTGTATTAGCCATTTAGCTTATAACTCCTATCGCGTCTTGCCATTCTAGCGTATTGAGAACACTATTCCAGCTTTCAGCTGCATTGACTTGAGCCCATTGTTGGGCAAAAGCTGAGAACTCTGTTGGAGTAGCTAAAAAGGTGATTGATAAGCCTGAGACCGAAGCGCTGAAAGTCCAGCCTTCGACAAAGCCAGTAAATTCGCCACCTAGGATATTAAGAGGCAGATTGGTAATTCGGACTGGCTGGCCCATAAATATATTCAATAGGGCATCCCTATCAGCATTATCAATTTCAGGGGATTGAAGTGGAAAAGTGATGGATTGGAAAGTATTTCTAGGGTAGGCGCGAAGTTGGATTAGGCGATCTGCTACATCTTCGACATCGGCCGCGTTCTTTAGATAACTGTTAAATTGCTCGGCAAATAGCCCAAAAGTTGATTGAGAAGTTGTGTCTTGAGCAGTATAGGAACTATTGAAGTTGTTGCCATAATCCATAATGATTTTATTCGCTAAATCCCCTTGACGCTGGATAACGCCAATGCCAGAGGCGATGGCGTGAGAAGCGTCTAAATCTGTGTAGCCATTAGCCACTAGGTAATCTTGACGATGGCTTGCGTCTGCATATCCAATAAGACCATTAGCATCCTCATAAAGATAACCGAGGGCTGAATTAGCAATTTGATTGGCTATTGGGCCAATTATGCTATCGGTAATCTGGCGGCTAACCATCGTATATTCGCCAGCATCGATTTCACCTAACCCAATATTTTGAGCATCTGCCCAAATTTCGGTGGCATCATAGGTTGCCCAAGTTTCTGCTGGTGGGACTTCATTCCAAGAATTAAGAAGCAAGTCATCAAGTAAATCTGTTATCTGCGCGCCATCTAGCCCTTCAGCCAAATTGCCATCAAATATAGCTCTTTGCAATCTTGAAAGCGCTCCAATGGCAGTAATACGAAGGCTAGTAATTACTGCACTTGATCCAGCGCTTCTTACTATTTGCCGCAAGTCTGAAACTCTACCGCCAAAGAGAGCCACATAATTTCCGCTTGTGTCTTTGATTTCAACTGTAACTGCGGTATTAATAGTAAATGAGTAGTTAGTGCCATCGGTATTTATAATCTCAAGTGAGCAATACCCTGCAGGAGTTGGGGAGTTAATATCTTGACGGCCAGAGGTAATAGTTAAATTGCTTAAAGTAACTGAGGTTAGTTCTGTGCCATTGACTTTGATTCGCCAATCGGGAGTCCAGAGGGTCATAGGATTTGAGCCGAAGTCCTTAAATCTCCAGCTCCAGTAGTTCCGCGATTAGTGGAGTTATTAAGGGCCAAGATAACTGCTCTGGTAAAACCTTCTTCATCAATAGCCGATGGAGCATTAACATTGATAGTAACTCCAGCGTTATTTGCTGCAACTGTCCCAGCAACATTGAAGCCAGAAGGGATTGCATTACCGCTTGGATTTAATCCAGATGGAAAAGTAGGCATTGTTCCTGTAACGACTGGAATAGTTATACCACCACCAGTAGTTCCACCACCAGTAGTTCCACCACCAGTAGTTCCACCACCAGTAGTTCCACCCCCAGTAGTTCCACCGCCAGTAACTCCACCGCCAGTAACTACACCGCCAGTAGTTCCACCGCCAACAGAACCGCCAAATGGTAATCCACCGCCTGTTATTGTGTTTGAACCTGTTGCACCAGTTCCAATTTTTGGAATCAATCCAATATTAGGCAATACTGGTATTCGGTTATAAGCAGCAATAATTCTGTTGATTTGTTCAATAACTGAATTAGCTAAATCTTTGACTTCTTTAGTAACTGTGGCAACGATTGTAACAATTCCAGCAATAGTTTTACCTACTGCCACTATTGAATTTACTAAGGCGTTTTCAAATATAGGAACAAGAAAAGTTTTAATAAAAGACCATAAATCGCGCAGAGTATCTTCGTTATCTTTAAATGCTTTAATGATTGGATCAACGGCTCTGGCTTTGGCTTCTTGAAATTTAGGAATCAAAGTATTAACAAAGTAATCCATCAAATTTTTTAGCATAGGTAATAATGCAGCGCCTACGGATTCTTTAGCTTCATCAAAGCCGACTTTAAGTCTAGCTATCTGGCCTTCAAAAGTATTTGCTTGAACTGTGGCTGCACCGCCAAAGGTATCGGCTAATTGCTTAACTGTTCCTTCTAATCCTAAAGTCTTTATTTCAGCAGCAGATAAACCAACGCCTAAACGAGTAAGAGCGCCAGTATTGCCTTCGTAGGCTTTGCCTAAAGCATTAGATACTGACTCAACGCTTTTGCCAGTAGCAGCTGATATATCTAAAGCTAAATTTAATAAATCTTGGGATTGAGTAACTGATCCTGTAGCAGTTGCTAGGCGCTGAAGCGCTGGGCGCAATTGGTCATCAGCAACACCAGTAGCTAATGAAGTTTTAAGTATCTGCTCCTCAACCGCTGAAATCTGCTTTTCGGTTGCACCAGTTACATTCTGTAACGCATTGGCTAATCGCTTCTGGGCTGCCTCATCTTCAATGGCTGCCTTAACGCCATCAACCGCTAGCTTGACCGCATAGGCGGCTGCTGCTGCAGCTGCTGCTGCGAAGGCTGCTGCTGCAACCTTGCCAAACTTCTCTAACTTACCGCCAAAGCCTTCAACCTCTTTAGAGCCAGTATCAAGATTTTTCTTGAGATCAGCAACATCAGCAAGAATCGAGAGCTTGAGCGTTCTACTGCCAGCCATTACTTATCCCACTCTTTCAATATCTTGGAGAATGCTTCTTGCCATTTCTTAATCAATTCAGGCTGAATCTTACGAAGGGTTGGGTAGATAAAGTAGCCAGCGTTTCCGCGACCTTTGCTTGGTGTTCTTCTCGGGAACTGACGCAAGCGATTAGATCCAAATTCATAACCCGCCCAGAGTTTTTGTGTGCTACCGCCACCAGAAAAGCGCTGACTTGCAAAGCCATAAGAGAACTCTCCGATTTTGGAACTGGCCGAGACTTTAACGCCTGTTGCAATTCTTCTAACTGCTTCTTGACCAAAAGTCCTTGTGAGTGCATAGGCTTTGATTTCATTTGCTGCATAAGTAGCCAGCGCGCTAGATTCTTGTTTAGCTTGGCTAACGGCTTCATCATCCATCGCTTTGAAAGCGGTAATGATTGAGCGGAGCTCGCGCTTGTCGTAGCTGATTGGTAACTCATCTGCCACCGTTACGCTCCTTTAATATCTCTATCGCAGTTAGGACTTGGTCGATGTCTGTCCAGTAAGTCATCGGTATCCCAGTTGCTATCGCTATCTCGACTATTAGTCGGTTGATGCTTCCGGGCTCGTAACTTTTGGGCTTTCATCTCCAATCGTCATCTCTTCAACTGTTAGCTCCCAAATCTCTTGAGGCTTGGTTGGCTTTCCAGCTGCTTCGCGCTTATACGCAAAGTAAGCAAGATCTAAGAAGTCCGCTTGCTGGTAGGCCGATATATCCTTCATCGAATAAATCGACTTACCAGTTTTGCGTTCCCACTTAGCCCATTCTGGTAAGCCAGCCTGATAAGTAACTGATTCGCCAGAGTTATATTTAATTGTGATTGATATTTTCATAGCTCCCGATGCTCCGATCTCTTAGCTGAAGGTCTCTGTTGGAGTTCCAACGACAGTCATTGTCCAAGTATCAGTTAGCGCTCCTGGAGCTGCGCCACCTG